ATAGCTGCGTCGCAGTAGCAGCGCGCGGTATTCAGCCTGTTCGACGGCTCGGCACTGGCCGCCGAGGGCGTCGATGACCAGCGCGTCGGTTTTCCCACCGCCTGCCGATCCGCCGTACAGCACCTCGTCCTCGGATGCAGACAGGAACTCCGCCTGTCGCGGCGTGGGCCGCCAGATGATATTGTCGGGAACCATTTCCATACGTGGAGATTATTCAGTTTCCGCTAGCGGACGTCTCGATATCGGTGGGTCGTTGGGTTCGGATCACTCGTCACTTAGTGCCTCCAGGATGACACATACCAAATCCCGCACATCGACCCTTCCGTCTACATAAACGAGGTAGACAGACTGGGCGACATCATTGCTTTCTCCAACCTGCTCCCACACCGCTCCGCCGGGGCATCTGGTCTCAAACCCCAATCTCGGCCGTGATTCCCTGTGCCCGAAAAAGGTCGGGCAGATCGTCAATTGGAAGGCCGAGGAGCCCTGAAGCACGCCGGGCGGACAACCGCCCCTCGTCCAACGCTCGCGCGATCACTTCCAAAAATGGCCCGGAGAACAGCGGCGGCAAATCCTTCGGGGGTGTTGCGTGACCGTTGTTCCGCAGCAGCGCTTCGTCGAGGCTCTGGGCGGTCGCGTTGTTCGGATAGACCCACGCGCGGGTTGCGTTCGGGATGGCCAAAGCCCATTGCCACCAATCCGATGCGGCGCCGCCCTGTGGGGGGTTTTGCTCCCGTGCTTGCACTCTTGCACGCAAGCCAGCATCGGTTTCCGTATCGGTGGCGCCGGACAGGCCGGACCCGTCAACGTTGGCGTTCGGATACACCCCGGCCGTCCATTCGCGCGCCCATGCTATCGCGTCGGCGATGTTCAGCCGCTTGCCAAGCATGATCAGGTCGAGGGGTCCGCCACCCTGGCCGGCTTCGTGGTCATTCCACCCGCCGCGCTTCGGACCCTGCATCACCACGGCAAGGCTTCCTTTCTTCCCCCACCGCCACACGTGACCCTTGCGCACCACCGGGTCGCCCAACATCAGGCAAGCCAGGACTTCCAGCCGTTCGGCCAGGGCGAAGCGGATGGCCGGAAGGTCATCGGGTCGGGGTGACATCACGCCACCCCGTCGGCGAACAGGTCCGCGTTATCTATCCGTTGGCCTGACCGCATCGAAGGGTCGTATCGGTCAAATGGGGTGTATTTCCAGAACCGACCGTTGACCCACCGTTGCACGGCCCTTAACCGCGCATCCGTCCAATCAAAGCGGACGTGTGGCGTTTTTGTTAGCGAGTTCAGCTTTATGAACGGTTGCGCATATGGTTCGCCACCCCACCCAATCACTTGGCTGATGCGATCCATGCACGCGGCAAATGGTTCATTGCCGATCATGGTATAAACTTGGCGGCGCCTTGCCGATATGTTGTATTTATCTAACATTCGCATGACCCGTGCCACGTGTTCACCATCCGCCGCATCGTCATAAGCGAACCGCCAAGCGCCGCGATTTATTGGCCGCCACCGCGCCAACACTTCATCATCGAACGTGCGGGGTTCAAATCCGCTATTAGCATCCAGTAACGGCACCCCGGTTTGCTTATATCGGTTGACGATGTGGTCCTGAAACCCTGGCGGAAGCGCCGAAAGGTTATTATCGCATAGAACAGGCCGGGGGTCGAAGTCCGGTAACAGCGTGAACGCTTTGCCTTCCATCTTCGGGACGATACAGAACCAACATCCAACCGGACACCCCCGACTCGCAACCGTCGCCATTGGATTGTGTCGCATCAAAGCGTCCGGTATGTCGCCGCCGATTTCGGCAACGTCCGCCAAGTAGTGTTTTCTGGTAAAGATGCCCGGTCCACCCGCGCGGACTTTATGCCCGAGTGCCTTGTAGTAAACCGCCTTGCTCCAAGCTTCGTTCATCTTCCAGGTGAACGCAATCGACAGATAAGCCGTATCGCCATCCGTCCATTCGGCCAACCCATTTGGCCACGACCCAACCGTGTATTTCATTGTGCGTGTCCCGCCTCGCGAACATCCAGCCGGAACGGCACGCCATCCAGCACGGTTCCGGCGGTGATCAACCCCCATGTGAACGGGTCACCGGCCGGCAACGGGTGAATCATTCCTTCGGCGGCAGGACGATCAGGCCCATGACGGCGGCCGCGCCGCCCTCGGCCGAAATCTCCGTCGATTTCCGCTTCGGCGCGACGTATTGCGCCAGCTCGGAAAACATCTTGGCGCGTATTTCGAGAGGATTCTTTGTGTCCATCGCGATCTTCGCCATTCCGGCGAGGGGATCGCAGTGCATGGCAGCAAGTTTTGCCGCGACATCGACGGAGGCTCGGTTCGGGCAGCCCTTGCGACTACCGCCGCCGGTTTTGGTACCGTCCCGGGCCACCGCCGATTATCGCAGATAAATCGCAGTCTGGGATTATATTATTTCAGCGCGCCAGGGGGCGGCGGTCGGATTTCGTGGGGATTGGACGGAGCGCTCGTCTCGATCCGGACTTTCGAGGTGCCGGGGCGGCTGCCGCTGCCGGTCGACGCGTCGAGCTTGCTGCTGGACTGGCTGTCGGGCTTGACGGAGGGGGAATCACTGCCGAGTGCTCTGCCCACGTGGGTATCTCCTGTATCGGGTAATAATCGCATATCAGAATAACCAGGCGCGGGAAAGCTTTGCATCAGTGCGTGCTGGGTGGTGCGGGCGGCAGGACGGACGGTGGCAGGTCGGGCAGGCCGCTGACGCCGCGCGCGCGAAGATAGCCGATCCACTGCCGGAGGATTTCGGCGGTCGCGCGCTGGACGGCGAGGTCTTCCTCCAGTGCGGCGATGCGGGTGCGCAGGGCGGCGCGCTGTCGATCACCGTCGCGGATCATCAGGCGCAGGGCTGCGACCTCGCGCATGAGGGTGTCGCGGAAGCGAGCCCGTTCGGTGGCCTCTGTCGCGTCCTCGCTGGCGGCGGCTCGGTCGTGATCGGCGCGCGCGGTGCGGATTGCGATCAGCCACGACGCGACGGCGCTGGCGAGGCCGGAGGCCGCGGCCCATACGGCCGTAGGCACGGCGGCGATGGCGTCGAGCAGATCACGGGACTGCGACACGGCGATCCTGGGGCGGTGGTGGCGCGATGCCCCGATGCCGGCGAGCCGGTTTAGCACGCCGCGGGACCGATGCGCATACGAAATTGCGTGCTGGCGTATTGCATCCGAGTGCGTTGCTATTCCTACGGATTCTGTCGGCCGCACCACCGTTTTGTCATTGGACTGACCGGCGCAATCGGGTATTAAGACGTCCGACGACAGGCACCCCGCTGGTCAGGGGCAGGAGCACACACGGATGGCACGCTACATTCTCATCGACAATTGCAGCGGATTCATTTTCGGCGACAGCGCCGACCTGGACGGTCGGATTTTCACTGGCACGCCGACCGAATTCGCGGCGGCGCTCAACACGGCGCTTGGGGCACCTGGACAGGCTTACGAAGAAGTCGACTTTCACGCACTGGCGTCCGACGAGGTCGGCTATCACTGCTACCGTGCGGACGTGGACGGTCGCAATGCGGTGCCTGTCGCGGAGGACGGGCGGAATCAGACCGCTATAGCCGCTGTCATGCGCGACTGCGCCTACCTATGCACGCTCCGCGTCCACGCGGCCTACTGCGACTAGGCTGCCACACACCGAAGACGGGCGCCCCGCTGATCAGGGGCAGGAGCAAGACGATGATTGTGATGAATTCCGCAGGCGACTTGTACCGCGTCGCCGCCGCCGAGGGCATCGACCATGCCTGGACCGGCACCCCAGTCAAGAAGACCGCTGCCGGCTATCTCCCTAAAGCAAAGGCGATCGCGCGCCTTGTGCGCAAGGCGGGCTGCGTGGTCGTCGCCGTGGAGGCCCAATAGTGGCTTACGTGATCGCATTGCCCGGCGGGGAGCAGGCCCGCCGCGTCTACACCGACTGCGACCAGGCGGTCGGTGCGCTGCGGCGTCGGCCCGTCGGATCGGCTGTCTGGTGGTGCAAATACGGCCGCGACACGAAGGTCTTGGTCGCCACCCGCACCGCCTCGGGCGTCGAAATGGACCATGACAATCATTCACACGGCTAGTGACGGAGCAAGACAGATGTTCATGATTGACGAAAACACCAGCCGCCAAGACCTTCTGACCGCCATCTACAGCGATGGCGCTTTGATCGACGCTTTTATTGTCGCTGATCTAGATCCCGAGTTGATGGAGACGGAAGCGGTGCGCGAGTTCGTCATGAACTGGATTGAAGATGGCGATGAGTGCGGGGCATAGCATGAAGACCAGAGAAGCTCGCTTAGAAGCAGCATTACGTCAGCTTTTAGA